ATACGGTCGTCTACCACAGGGGAAAACTTACCCCCGTTGATAGAATACTCAAATTTTTTCTTTTCAAAGTCCTTAACATAGTCTTTGACTACAGAGGCCTCTATTCTATTGTTAGCAAGACCGCTGTTATTTACTATATGTATGTAATTATTTCTTAATATAAATTTCATTTTACTCTCCTTCCACCGGACTTAATAAACTTGTATTAAATACCGGAAGCTCTGCGTTATTTACAATAACTTCAAGTTCATTGTATCTTGCTAGTTTTGTTTTTCTTTCTTCAAGGTATGTCGTCCATCTTGTATCTGTGTCTGTGTATTCACCTAAAGTGTGTTTGTTAATCTTGTAGTCATTTGCGCCTAACCACTCTTTAATGTCTTTCATTTCTACAAATTCAGATTGTATGTCTGGTGTCATATAACTTCTTACAAGCTCTAAATCTTTGTCACCAAAAACAATATCTCCTGATTGTTTTTCTTTTATTCTTTGTATGCCAATCACTTGACTTTTACTATTTAATAATAATTTATACATTATGCTACCTCCAACTCATAACAGTCAACACTTACTGATGTTGCAAAACTACTAAATATAATTTGTGTTGCACTTCTGTAATATTGAACAAGTTGTGTTGAACCTAAATAAAATCTATGTTTAAAAGTTGAGTTTGTTGTGATATCACTTATCTTACCTACATATACAGGAGGTGCGATTGCGAATTGTCTTGCTCTTAGTACAACAATAGCGTCTGAACTACTAAATCCTGAAATATCTACAGTTGTGTTACTTGATGTTGCTATTTCTATCAGTGTCGTATCAAGTGTACCTGTATCAAGAGTTGAAGCTGTTGTTAATACACGATTACCAAGTTCGTAAATGTATCCTGTTGAGTTTTCTATCTTAGTTGTGTTATTACTATACATTCTTAAATCGCCGTTAGTATCAACACCTTTGTTAAAATAAAATCTACCTCTATCTGTATCAAAATGCGACCAGCCTGTATTTTTAGGTCCAACATCTACATAACCACTATTGGTTTGTATTCTTACAGAGTTACCTGAAGAAGCTTCTTTTAATATTGTGTTTGTATCGTTAAGGTGTAATTCATTTGCATTGATGTTACCATTGACTTCAAGTTTTTGTGTTGGACTTGTTGTTCCTATACCTACATTACCACCACTTGGTTGTAAGTTTAAGTCATAAACACTTGTACTAGCATCAAATCTTTGAACTTGTAAATGGACATCACCTGAACCTGATGGCATTACATTTAAACCGTAAGCATTAACGCTATTGGTAAATATTGCTGATGAATTTTCTGCAGACCCTAATGTTGGAGTAACTGCTGCAGAAGTACCTGACGCAACATTAAGTTTAGTTTTTGGATTTGTCGTTCCAATACCTACATTACCACCGTCATTAAATACAACACTTGGTGTAGATGAACCACTATCATAAAAGTTTAAATCACCATCAGAATCTACTCCGATTCCCCAAGACTCGGCACCTGCACCTGTTTCTTCTATAAATATTCCATAATTACTTGAATCTGTTTTAATCCCAACTGTTCCTAATGTAGAAGTTGAAACTAAATCTCCAACCTCTAATTTGTGTATAGGGGTTGATGTTCCTATACCTACATTACCGCCACCAAGACCTATTGATACATCATCAGATGCGTACCAGTTTAGTCCAAGTTTACCACCTGTGCTATCCATAAGTAAATAGCCACCATCATCTGTACCTGCTTTAATTGTTGGTTGTCCTGTATATCTACCAAGTGTTAGCGTTGCACTTGCACTTGTTGCGTCTATATAACTATTTCCACTAACATCTAATGCGTATGTTGCTGGTATTGTTGTGTCACTTTCACCATAGCCAACTCTAATTCTATTTGCAACTGTAAGAAGTCCGTTTGTTGTAAGTGCCATCGCACCTTGTGATTGTGAATGTGCTTCATCACCCCACCAGAAACCTCTATCATTATCGTTATTAAATTGAAAAGTCATAGCATAGTCGTTGTTCAGACCACCAAAACTGTAATTAGATTGCATACCAATTGTGTATTGGCCACTTGTGTTCCATAATCTAATTTTATCTCTTGTGTTTGCTGTTGTTGTTGATAAGATATTTGCTAATGCTCTACCAGCAACTTGTAATGTTGTAGTAGGGTTTGTGGTTTTTATACCAACATTTCCACCATCTTCAATGTAAAGAGCAGATACACCATCATCTTGAACATCCATAATAGGTTGTGCACCTTTTTGGTTAATGATAACGGCTGGTCCTGTGCCATCGTTTGTGACACTCCATTGTTCTGTGGTTGATGTGTTAGTATCTATTTGTGTGTAACTACCATTAACTGTCAAATCACCTTCAATACGAGTATTACCTACAATGTGAAGTTTTTCACTAGGACTTGTTGTTCCTATACCTATCCTACCATTTGTATCTAAATAAAGTTGTGCTGTTCCTTGACTTCTAAAAGTTAAGTCTTGGTAATCTGTATTATCAGAATTTCTTGACACAATTTCATTGATAGAACTACTTGAACCGTTTATAAAAGTTTTTCCGTAATTATTTTCAAATTGAGCAATATTTACAGTAGTTCCTGAGTTAATGTGCAATTTGTTTTCAGGACTTGTTGTTCCAATACCGACATTACCTGAATTGTCTATTGTTAATCTATCAGCCTCATTATATAAAATAAGTTTATCACTACCTGCTACATAAGTTATCGCTGATTTTAAAGTTCCTGCTTCTTTAAAAAGCATTTGAGTGCTTTGTCCAGTAACTGCATTTAGATTTAATCTACTTGTTGATGAAGGGTGTGATATGGTCAATTCACCTGTCATTGTATCGCCAGATTTAGATACTTTTGTATCTGGGTCTGCCGAGTTACCAGCGTGCCATATTGTGTCTCCATTGATTTGGTGACTTTCATTCGTTCCAAAATCAGCAACATTTGTAACTAAACCAGCAGGTAACATTAAAAACTCATTTGATGTGTCTGTTGTTTTAATACGACCTGTAAAATACATTCCTGATGTATCGTAATAACTATCTGGGTTATATATTGATAACGCAACATAACTATTACTACTATAAGTTAAAGTTACTAATTTATAAGTTGGACTACCACTACCTGCCGTTGACATTGAACGCATTGTTCCAACAGGTACTGAAGAAGAACCTGAAGAAATTAAAATATCAGCAAAACTTGCGTGTCGTAGTCCTGATGTTCTGTCCATTGTAATCGTTCCATTGACATCATTATTCGCAGCATTTCTACAAAGAAGTATATATGCTTGACTTTGGTTTGTAACTGCTTCAGTTGTAGCATCAATCTTACGATAAACAAAATGGTCTTGTTGTAATTTTATTGGTGTAGTGGAAGTTGTAAATTCTAAAGTGCCTGTCATCGTGTCGCCAGTAGTGTTTACATATTGATTACCTGAATCTACTGATGCCCACGCTCCGTCACCTCGTAAAAAGGTGGTGGAACTAGGCGTACCTGTAGCTACGATTTGTCCTACGGTCGTTTCTGGATGAGCGTCTACCCAAGCAGAACCGCTCCATTTTTTAATTTTAAAATCTGCCATAGGGCTTTACCCTCCTTTTAATTTATGTCGTACCAAATTGCATTTGTTACTGATGTAGACGGTGTTGCTGTTTGTACATATAACGGATAAGTCATTCTTACGCCGTCTGTTTCAGCTGTGATACCTTCGCCGCCATCAACAGATAATGTAGCCAATGTTTTACCAATACCACTGCCCGCAGTAATATTATCTTGTTTTGCTGCTAATAAAGTATCCATTTCACTTTCTGTGTAGTATCTTCCGTCGTGTGTGTGTGAGTCATTAGCAATAGCAACAGTCAATGTTGCATTACCTAAGTTTGTAAATGTTGCAGACCCTGTTGCGTCTCCCGCAAGTGTTAGTGTTGGGTCTGATGTTGCAGTTGTTGCAATAGACAAATTACCGTAGTTAGTAATTGTTCCAGTACCTGTAACTGCACCTGTCAAAGTAACACTTTGGCTGTTTGTGCTACTTGCAAAGCTTGCGTTGTCAATCGTTGTTTTTAATACAGTTTCTGTAACAACATCTGTACCTGATAAACTTGCATAAGTTGTTGCATCAGAAAGTCTTACAATACCTTTTGCTGCTGTTGTTGCATCTTGGTAAGTGTTGTTTACAATTGCAACAGTATATGTGTTTCCTGAGATTTCTTGTAATACAATCCAGTCACCCGCTTCTAGTGTCACAGGAATTGTAGAGTCACCCTCATCACCTGGCGCTTGAACTGCCAAAGTAATTATTGGACTTCCGGTGTTAACAATGTCCCCACCAGTTGTTACAATAAGGTAATCACCTACCGTAGAAAGCCCTGCAGTGTTTAAGTCATCCCCATTTTTACCACCAGATAAACTGATAGCACCTTCAAAATTCATACCACCGATAACAACATCTGGTAGATATGCAACTTTTAATTTGTCAGTTGATGGGTCAAAAACTTGTGTAAGAGCATCTCCTGTGTAGATTCTATCAACGATTGTTTTGGGATATTGGGGTTCCCAAGCGGTTCCCGAATACTTTTTAATAATCATTGTTCTTCTTCTCCTTCGTTAAATTTTAATATTCTTCCCTTTAATAAACTAATTGCATTTTCGTTATTTCTAACCATTGCTTTGGCCAATAATACTTGGTCATCAAAGGCAACAATGTAAGCATCAAAGATAGCAGCAAGTTCGTTATATTTATTTTTTGCAACTTGAATGCTATTGTTAAACTCTTTCTGACTTGCTTTTAACTTTTCTTCTGTCATTTGTAGTTTTTGTTCTACGCGAGATAACTCTTTTTTCGCATCATAAGATTCTTTGATTGCTTGTTCTCTTAAATCTTTTGCCGCTTCATATTCTTTTTGATGAAACGCTGCTTTTTCAATAAGTTCTTCTCGTTCTTCTAACAAAGCAATGAGCTCTGATTTTGTTAATTTATTATATTCCATTTTTTTCTCCTTTAATTTGTATCCATCCAGATGTCGCCAGAGGTTGGGTCTGTTGGTGTGTCTGTGCCAGTAAACAGTGCCTGTCCTCTAACAATCGCTGCTAGACGGTCTAATTCATCTAATATTAACTTTCTTTCGTATACATACGCGCGAGCGGTGAAAGTTTGACCTGCTATCCAGTTGGTAAATAAAGCTCTATTGATTGCCATTATCGTTTCCTCGCTCTTTTAATTTTAAATGTAATACCGATATTTTCTATCGTCCATTTTGCTTTTGTTCTGTCAGTTACAAATAATTTGTAATTTAAACCCCGACCAGCTAGTTTAACCGTTCTTATAGCTCTTATGCGGTCATCAAATGCGGACTCATCAAATACCCAAGTTCCCGCTCCAAACACAGTACCTAAGTTAATGTCTACTTGTGTGTCTTCAATGTCATAACCTTCATTATTAAAGTTCAGTGGTGTTTGGTCACCGAGTGAATGCGTGTTAAATATCAATGTCGAATCGTATGTGATATCTCTTAGTACAGCATCTGTTAATGAAATGTCTGTTCCATAAACTTTTATAGACATTGTACCTGTAGACACATAGGGTATATTAAATTTTGCGATATAAGTTGAGCTATCGTAACTAAACCCCGGTGCATTTGTTGCAACACTATCGATAATGTACTGAATATTTGTGATTGTATAGTCTGCGCCAAATCCTATTTGATATTGATGATTTTTAAGTAAAGTCACATCAAATTCTGCATAAGTTGGTTGTTCGGTTGGATTTGTAAATGTGATTGGGTCTTTACTGACATTGTATTCGTTTTGTAGTGTAAAGTCCATTCTGTTTTCGTAATATTTTTTTAAATGAAACGGATAACCTTGATTTAAGGCAGCGGTTTCAAATGATGATTTAATTGTTTTTGTAAAATCACTTGGTAAAGTTTTGTCGACCTCAATTTCATATATTGAGTTAACAGCTGGTGAAGTATCTAAGGCAGTTACATTTGTAATAAATGTTAACACACCGTCTTCTGTATAATACTTTGAAACACCGTCAAAGTCATAAGACCCTGCACTATCTGTTCCATAACTGTCTTTTACCCAAGCTTTTTTATCTATATAATATCTAAAAGTTTCTCCTGTTGACGGAAAGTTAATCCAGTATTGATAATCGTGTTGTATCGCGACTGCGTTTTCGTCTTGTGGAACAACATTTTTAATATTTCTATCTATCTCGTTCACATTGTATCTATTATCTACTGCATATAAATTGTTCAACTCGACAAGGCCTTGTTTAGAAAGAAAATATAATCTATTTCTAACAGGTCGCACACTCTTTGGTGCGATAGTTCCATATATTGGACTGATTGGAAAAGTTTGATATAACCCTTCGACTTCGCCTTCTTGAAGTATTGGCTTATCACCTTTTAACCCAAACAACTTGCCTGTCGTTAAAATAACAAGCACATTCATAAACGGAACGATTGCTTTTATCGGGTCGTCTTCGTTTGTGTCAACTTGTTGTGAAAATGATGTAGGAAAATAGTTATACTCCTGAACACTGCTAAAGAATAAATGTTCTGGCATTGATGTTGAGCCATAAGCTAATAATCTACCATCACGCTCAATCACTTGATTACAAGTAATTAACGCATCTGCTGCGAACCCTTGGTCTGAAAAAGTTAATTTTTCAGCTTTAATACTGATTTCTGAATAAACAACTTCAAACTTAGACAAGATAACTTCGTGACCCTCATTCTGAGCGTCCATATAGTGTCTTTCATAATCCCATTCTACTTTAAAATCATAAATGCCTGAACTAAATCCTTTTAATACAATATGTAGTGGGTCTAGTGTTTGTGTTGTTGTTGGTGCGGTATTAAAAGTTAAGAAAGAGTATCCTGGTGTCGTTGCATTAGGTTTGTTCTCAAGCTCTGTAGGTTGGTTACTAAAATCAGATGTAGAATCTGCGTTTGTGTAAATAAGTCTGTCTAAAATATCATCTTCTGCAACATCTATCCAAGTTTCAGTACCAAACTCACGATATTGAACCTTGTGTGGTGTGATTTGAAAGTTTTGATTTGTTTCATCGTTTGTTACTGTAGGACTTACTGCACACACAAAATAATTATCGTTATCGTCAACAACTCTTGAATTTTCTACAGTACAAGCCGTTGTGCCGTCAGTTGCAATTGTGCCACTGTAATCTAAGTAAAAGTAATTTGAATTTGGTGGGTCTTCTTGTACATAAAATAATCCGTTAGAACTATGTGTATAAGACGCAAATTTTTTAAAAAATGAAGGAGGTGCTGTTAAGTTAACACTTGCTTCTAATTTTATTTGCGCAGGTTCACCGTTGTGTGTTGTTTCGTAATTTGCAACAGGAATCGATGGGGCAACTGTACTTTTTATATTATTGATTTTTACTTTTACAGTAGTGTCATCTGAAATATAAGTCGTGTCACTATCAAGACGACTAAAGTTTGTGTATCCCATTGTATCATCAAAGTCATCACCAACAAGTAAATTAAGCCCTGTGTTTGTTCCTAATATATCAGTCCAAGATGGCTTGTAGTAGTGCATTACATACACCGTACCGTTTGATAAAGCTGCACCTGTTACAGGATGCTTTCTTGTGTATATTAGTGGATAAGTACCTGTAAAGATAAATAAATTATCTTTAATTCTTGCCATACCTACATCTCTAGTAGATTGAAAAGTACCGTTTGAAAAACCACTTACTAATGTTGTATCATCTGGATAAGTTTGTCCTGTAAGATTTGCTACAAAAGATGAAACAACTGTAAAGCTCGTTTGTCCGTGTTCTTTAACATATAATTTACCACCAACAGCAAGTATCTCGTCTGTTGATGTCCCATATCTAAACTTGTAATGCCCTTGCACGCGCGTAGCATCTGTTAAAGTTACACTACCGCCGTGACTTAGTAATTTTTGTTTTTCAGACAATCCGTATCTTTTTTCTAAAAAACCGAACTCAGATATGGAAACATTTTCTGCTTGTCTTAGAAAAAAATCTTTTAACGCATCGTCTGTGTCGACAGTCTTTAGACCGCCATTAAATTTATTATGTGTATCTATTAACTTGGTTTGTGTATTTACATTATAATATTGTCTACGCGCCATAATAGAACACCTTGTTTTCTGTGATAATGGTAGTTAGCGGTACAGATGTTGTTTTACCAGCGTCAGTGTATATTGTTCCTGTAATACCACCTTCTGTTGTGAAAGCGGACAGTTGTACACCGATTGGTTTTCTTACAGTTACTTTACCATCTAAATCTGAGTTTTGATAAAAAGTAACATCAACAGCTGTTGCAACTTCTGCATAAACAGTTTGCTTTTGCCATATACCAGAAACAGGCGAGCGTGTCATATCAGACAAATACACATTTTCCCCAAGTTGAAAAATGCCAATATCACTATTTTGTTGGTTCAACATATCTGCGTGTGCAATATTTGTGCTTGCCTTCCACATTCTAGCGTTTTGCATAAACTCTTGCAAAGCGACTTGTCTTTCAGATAAGGAAGCTTCTTGTAGTTTAACACCAGAAACAAGATAAGGTAACATTACTCCCAACATAAAGCTATCAGAAAAACTGTAATAGTCATCGCTTAAATAGTATAAGCCATCCGTTGCTGAGTTGCCGCTAGTTCTATCAGTACTAAGCACAGATTTATATGTTGTTAGAGGTGGTATTAAATTATATTGCGCAATACCTCGGTTGAACCAAAGAACGATTTTTTCTGGACGAAAGTCATCATCGACATCTTGATTAACATAATTTGTTAAAGTGTTTACATTCATAGGTTTTACCTCCTGTTCATAAAAATAGGGGCACCCCGATTAACAGGATGCCCCGTTACCCATCTTAATCGTTAAAGATTTCTTCGGGTGTGAGTCTCTTTTGTGACTTGCTGAGTACTGCACCTTTCATCAAGCGCTGTGCGTGTTCTGCGTGTGCTTCTGGGACTTTAATCTTTTTGTTAAGTGGTATCTTCACAGATACACCGTTAACTGAAAATTCCATTGGGTCTCCAAATGCACCACGATAAGCTTCAGGTACTAAAATTTCTACCATCTTGCTATCTTTAATTTTCGCATTTGCCGCTTTCAAATCTGCTTGTAACTCAGATTCTTTTTTTGTTGACTGCTTTAGGGTAGCAGTCGTATTTATGTTTTTAGCCATAAATGACCTCCTTTATTATTTTAAATTATTTATGCTACTTGAATGAAGATTTCTTCAGTTGCTGCGTTTGGTAATGCACTTGATTTAGTAATTGCGCCTGTACCGTCAGCTGCTGTAAAGAAGTTTAATGTTCCTTGAGCAACAATACCTGCTAATGCAATTGCGTCACCGTAAGTGTATTCGCCTCTCTTCAATACAACTGAACTTCTACCGATTTCAAATAATCCTGCTGCATCTGCAGTTACTTTAGCAAAAGTAATTGTGATATCTAAGTTAGCGTCTCCAGCTACTTCAAGAGTTGGGTCAACAAATGTAGGAATTGAGATGTAGTTTACAACTGCGAGTGGTTGTAATACTTTTACACCAAAACCAGTAATTTTCCAACCAATTGATTGTCTTTGGTCTAGTGGGTCTTCAACACCTGCAGAACCTAATCCTTTAGAGATAACGCGTAATCCAGCGCCTTCTAATTTAGTGATTGCATATGCTTCTTCACCGATAACTGTTGAGATGTTCATAATATGTCCACCTTCAGTAAATTGAGGTGCGTTTAATACTTCTTCGAAACGAATTCCAAACATATCAACAACCATACCTGTAGTAAACATTGCATTTGTTTTACCATAATCCATAAAGTTTTGAACTCTAGTGTCTTCAAATAATTGAGCCATAACTTCTGGTGATACTAATGCGACATATCTACCGCCTGCTTTTCTGTTTCCACCAATAAAGTCTTTTTTCATACCTAATACAATTCTACGGAAGTCGTCAATTGTAGGTACTGCGCTTGAAGCAGATGAGTCTGCTGCTGCGTCTAATGCTGCTGAAGTAGCTACGCCACCTGCGAAGTATACTGAACCTTCAGCAACTAATGCGTCACGAACGATTTCATCTAATGATTCTTTCGCTTGGAAACCTAATTCCACTGTGTATTCTTGTTTGATTTTGTCTAATTGTTGTAATTCAACAATGTCAGTGAAGTACATTACATTACCGTATTGTGCGATAACTGCTGTTACGCTTGAACCACTGACAGTTTGTCCTGAAGGAGTTTCACCTTCTACTAATGCGTTTTTAGTAACTGCTAATTTGTTAAATCTTCTCCAGTTAATTGTGTCACCAAAGTTTTTCGGTAACGATTTTTCTACTGCGTATTTAGAATAATGAAATTCCATTTGACGCAACATTTTGAGCAACAGTCTGTCATAATATGCGTCTGGTTTAATTGCGTATGAACCAGATTGGTTAACACCACCATATTGTACAGCTGAAGCTGGGCTTCCACCTAATACTGCCATTTTTATTTCTCCTTATAGTTATTTTTTATTTTATAAGGCGTTGTTCTCTAAGTATACTTTCAATTTCATTGTCCCAGTTATCAGACTCTTCAGTAGGTGTACCGCGAGTGCCTGTTCTACCGGCTGCTGTTTTTGAACGCTTCTTAGAATTTGCGAGCTGTTGTTGTCTGCCTCGCTCAAGGGCACTATCGTAATTTGTCGCCTTATACACAAATTCTAATAGGTCTGGGTTTGCTGTAATATCAATACCCATTGTGTTCGCTTGTGCAAACATATCATCTACATCACCTTCTGAAAGATTATATTTGTCAACAAGTGCTTGAGTTCTAATATTAAAAATCTCTTTACGATTTTGTAACTCTAACTCGGCTACTTTTTGTTCAAGTTCTTGTTGTCTGGCAAATTGTTGAGGTGTGATACCTTCTTTTTTCGCGCGTCTTTTTGCCGTTTCATCTTTCCAGTTATTGATGAGTTGTTGCTTTGTTAAGCCATACTCAGCTGCAATCTCTTCTAAAAATTTATCAGTTTCTGCATACTGGTCGCGTTCTTCGCGTAATCGCTTAAACGCTTCATTTCTGCGGTGAAGTTCTTCGTCTTCTTCCTCCGCCTCTTCCTCGACTTCTTCGTCCTCTTCTGCTTCTTCGTCTTCAAGCTCTTCTTCTACTTCTTGCTCGGCCTCTTCTGTTTCCGCCGGCTCTTCTTCGACCTGTGCTACAGGACTGTCTTCTGACTCTGCTTCAGAAGCGAACTCTTTGTCGAGTTCTTCGACTAAACTGTCGATGTTAAAACCTTGTTTTTCTTGCATTTTCTCTCTCCTCCGTCTTGAGATTCTTTTGGGCGACGATACCAAAAGGTCTGAAAAGGCGTTATACTCTAACATTATCTAGCTCGGACACTAGACCCTCTCATACTTTTTATTACAAGTTCTGCCCTTTTTTACTACTTTACTACTAATTTTTTTGTAAAATTATTGTGGGACGCCTTGTTGGCGTCTTTGAACATTACCTAAACCCTCTTGTTCACCTTGTTGTTGTGGGTTTAAAATTCTAAAAACAATTTCTGCGAGCATCTGTGGGTCATACCCTGCTTGCATTCCTTGCATTACTTGCTGTGTAATTTGAGATGCTTTTTCGATAGACTTATCTTGTCTGTCTTTTTCGATTCTAGCAAGTATGACATCTCTATTATCTGGGTTAAACGCTTTGACAATATCTTCTGGTCTTACAATCTCAATGCCAGGTGCATATTGTAGTTGCCACTCAGATAGCATACGCATTACTTCGCGTTTTGTTTCTTCGTTATTTTGTATCTTCGCTTGTACATCTATGTTGAAGTCCCAAGCAAGGTCTACAAACTCTTCTGCGCGGAACGGCACATACTCATACTCAAAGTCATTGTTTGGATTGGTGTCACGCATACGCATCAATCTATCATCAGTATAGTATTGGATTGCATTTTGTAACATTGCATAACTTACTTTTTCTATAAAGTGTTCAAAAAGTACCATCTCGTCTTGGAAGACTACAAGTGAACGCTGAATCATTGAGTTCACACCACCACTTGTTTGAATACTACCTGAACTTGCTCCTGTGTTAAAGTCCGTCATACCTGTGAAGTCATCAATCTCTTTTTTGAGATATTCCATATAATTCATCAGTGTCATCGGGATATCTGCAACATCTACATTACGAATGACATTGGCTAGGTCTGGATACTTAGATAAAAACACAAGTCCAAACGCATTACCGTATTTACTAATGATTCTTGGGTCAATCCCACTACCTTCATACACAATTTTTTGTGGATTTTGGTAAAGTGTTGCGAGTGTACCAATAATAGACTGTATCTTGTTTAGCATTTTAACATTTGGCAAGATAAGTTGTGCATCACTGATACCCCAGAAGTCTTGACGCTGTTCATACTGTCTTAACATAATGAACGGGAAGACATTTGGTTGTATTTCTTCAACTTCTTTAATCATTACGCCATCCGCGATGTATTTCACACAGATTGTGTAACCAACACCGTCATCATTTGGCATTTTTTCATAAAATGTCACTAAATCAACCACATCTTCTTGGTATGAGCTGTAATCTCTATTGTTATAGATTTCACCACGGTCTTCTTGACCCATTATGCTGTTACCTGCAAAGCTTCTTCGTTCTTCAAACTCCTTTTTCTTTTCTTTGTCAATAGAAGGGTCCATTAAAATGTGTTCTTTAGTCGTACGGACAAAAGTTCCGCAGTATAAAGCTTCTTCTAGGCTAAATGCCTTCGGGTCAACAAAGAATGTAGAGGGTTCGATTTCTTGAACTAATATTTCACCTTGATATAGGTGCCCTCTTGTACCGCCAATGTAGTTTTCATCCCATCCGACATACAAAATGCCAGTCCCTAACAATCTGGAAGTACGAATAACCTTTGCAATGTGCTTTTTCATATTAAGTTTGTCAAATAACTGCTCGTAGAAGCGTTGTAGCATCCAGATTTGTGGTTCGTTTTCGGGTGCTAGCGGGATAAGTTCTCCGAGATAGTCGTCAAGCATCAAGTTACCAGTCTTAAACTTCTTGACTTTGTTTACATAATTACTTTGTGGCTTTGGTATCCAACTTGGCATACCACCTTTAATGGTCCACTCTTCGCCACGGTCAAAAGAGTCTAACTCTTTCCATAATCCGTCCTTGCGTTGCCTGCGGTAATCAATGGCTTCTCTGGCTTTTTGCCAAATGTCGTGTATATTATCCTTGTGTGCCATTAGCTTCGCCCCCTTCAGGTGCTTGCTCTCTTAATACATCACGCTGGCCACCTTTTTGTGTAATAAACTTGAAAATAGGGCTTGCTTTAACCGTTTCATCGTCACCTTCAACGATTGCTTGTGCTAATGCTTCTACTTCTTGTTTAATTTTTGGCCCTTGGTCTTTATTTTCAGGCAAATCATAATATCCTTGCTCTTTGAGTGCCGCGATAATCTTCATCACAATCTTTGCGAGTTGTTTATCTGGTGTTTCTGCCTTTGACATATCAATGCCTTTTTGTTGTTGTGGCATTGCACCCGGCATCGGTCCTGGCATAGGGCCCGGCATTGGTTGTTGTGCTGGTTGAGGCGCTGGTCCGCCTTTCATCCCTTGCATTTTGCTAAAATAATCTTGCATATCTAGCCTCCTACTTACTAATTTTTCTTGGAAGACCGTATTCAGGTGCCATTCCTGGTGGGAATAACTCACCTGGTTGGTATGATGTTGGTTCTTCCATTGGTTTGTTCATTGTTTCTATCATTGTTTCGAGTTCTTTGACTTTTGCTTCGTAGTCTTCCTTCTTAGATATTCTAATAAAGATTCCAAAGCGGCTAGCAATAAGCCCACCGACAAGGGTACCGAAAAAGAAAACCCCAAAAAAACTAAGAACCATAAAAAGTTGCTCATAATTCATTCAATAATTCCTCCATTTTTCTAATCACTTCGTTGTCTTCGCAAATAACGACCACACCATTGGTGTCATAGAGTGACATTACCCCTAAAATTGACTTTGCGTCAACGACAACCGGTCCTTTTTTCAAAAACACATCGTATCTTGACTGATGTGCCACGCTAACAATGTCTGTTGCCAGCTTTGCGTGCATATAATTCATAAATCCTCCCTATTTTTTCGCTGTTTTTGCAGCATTATACCAATCTTTTTCGCTTGGTGCGCCTTTTTCGCCTTTCTTACGCATTTTTTCGCCACTTCCGGCTGCTATTCTCTTGCGTTTTTTGTGTACATTCTCATATAAACTCATTACCACTTCACCTTATCAGCCCAATATGCTGCTGACATTTTTCCTTTCGCAATATTTTTACCGTGTCTTGCTTTAAAAGACTTTCTTCGTGCATTAGATTTTGCATCTGTTTTCTTACCAGCTGTTGACACACCTTGCTGACCAAAACGAATGGTCTTGACTTGTTCTCCTTCTTTAGCCACAACGATATGTGACTTTGTAGGATGTGATGGTGTACGCTTTGGTTTGTTATAACCAGATACACCAGCGCGCGCTAAGCGCGGGTCTCTTTCTGCCATTATCCTCTACCTCGTTTCTTACTTTTTGGTTTGCTCATTGCCCTTTGTTGTGGTTTTCTTATTTTCTTTTTCACTATTGACCTCCTTCGTCCACTGGTCGTCTATCATTTTAAGTCTCTCTTTTCTTAGAGCCTCGCGAAACGCTTTACGCTTCACTTCACTTTGACCTTCGACTTTCTTGGCCATCTCAAGTATCATATCGATTTCTTCACTTGTTAAGTATGCTGAGAGTTGGTTTTGTAGTTGCAACTTTCTTGCTGCTTCTTTTACTGTATAATACGCATCTACAAACCAATATCTTACCCATCTAATAAATAGGGCAAGTAAGATTGTAACAAGCCACCCTGGTGTAAGAGCACCGAGCCCCCACCAAAATGCGGTCCAACCAATTGCAAACTGTTGAAACCCTGGGTCATCAATAAACGCCACTGCATACATCGGAAAGTTAAATATCAAAAGTGCAAGTAGTGCGTCTACTCCGTATTTCTTTAGAAATTCATACGCCCACTTTGCGCCAGTAAATTTGGCGAGCAGCGCGAGAATTTTTCTCATTTTCTCCTTCATTAAAAATCTGTGTACCAGCCGTCTGGCACTGCCTCCGTTTCGTCTTGTAATGCTTTTGGCCACTGGAATCCTTGTTGACTTCTAAAGTTGCTATTACTGTTTCCCTCATACACTTCACTTGCCATTGCATCTGGGTCATCCGGTAATTCCATAATCATATATCTAAGTGCGTCCATCGCGTGGTTGTTTGCGTCAATCGGTTTTTCGCCTCTGTTTTTTTGTTGGTCAATACTGTTTTCTTTGTATTTATAGGCGCGTCCTTCTTTAATGACATTCACGCAGTTAGACATTACTTTTAATCTTTTTAAACTGAAGTAGGTATATACTTTCATAATCCCTGCTTCAATCTGGTTGTTACCTGGCTTAAACCACAGGCCGTACTCGGCGTAATGGTTAAAGTAACTTCGCATTGTTGTGCCGCCTCTTTTATCTCCTGCGGGGTCTGCAATGATTTGTCCGTAGATGAGCCCAGCGGGAACACGCGATAAAATTTCTTTCATCTTCTTGCTGTGGTAACTGACTGGTTTCTCTGCTTCGTAGTGTTCGTCGTAGATATATAAAATATTATCTTCTGGGTCAATGGCACCTGCAAGCATTACTGTTGGGTCACGCAGTCCAAAGTCCACACTAAAGAGTCTCTTCCAATTTGCTGGAATGACAAACGGGTCAACGATACTGTCTCCTATTTGCGGGTACACCATCCCTTCACTATAATCAAAGCTCCCGTAGATATAACGCTTGACCCACCAATCGGGTTTACCTCTCCCGATTCTTACTTGGAAGTCCGGGTCTAGGTATTTGTTCTGATATGAGGAATGCAGGTGTGTGGATAAAAACGGGTTATAGTCTTGCATCCTCGGATATTTAATATCTGAAAATACCTTGTCACTTTTTAGTAACACTTCCGTTCTAATCCATCCCACATCCGGGTTAGAACACACAATGCCTAAGAGTCTGGACTTCTTAATTTTCGGCCTGTAAACTTTTGCTACCTCGTCGTATACCGTTTCTCCTGGCACATAAGTAATCGCTGCCTTGTTTCTAGTTCTAGCTGTGAGCTCAAGGAACACATCGTATTTCGCATTAGATGCTTCTTCTAAATAAAACGCAGATAAGTTAAGTGACCTGATTTTATCGGCGTCGTTACTTGGAAGTAGTAAAATCTTATGTCCGTTTTTTAAAGTAATGGACTCACTCCCTCTTGTCTTAGATTCTGCTTCAATGTGGGGCGCGGGTAAAAATTTCATTAACTCCAAATAACTTGTTTCCTTTAACATTTGCATTGTTGGTGCAAGCATTGCAGATAATCCGTTTGGCACAGACAGTGCGTGCCTGATAAGTTCAATCACTGCAGTGGTTGTTTTCCCACTCCCGTAGGCACCGAAGATTG